ATGTCCCAATACTGTGTTACAGCCCTTAAGAAGGACTGGGCCATTCTTTGCGGTCTGCGCCTTGTCTTGGAACATCTGGGTACCTCTGAACCCGCAATTATCACCTTGAAGGAGTACTGAAATTTCAATAGGAGTCCCGAGCGGACTCTTTCATTTGCGTGGATACCATTGGTCGTTTACGCAGTTGCTGTAAGAGCTGTGGTATGTTGACATTGCAGCCGCTCAAAAGGATAATGCGCTGCCTAAAAATGCGCCCGTAGCTCAGTTGGATAGAGTGTCTGGCTACGAACCAGAAGGTCGGGAGTTCGAATCTCTCCGGGCGCGCCATATAGCAAGGGTTTCAGCGGTTTTCGCTTTTCGCTGTTTCCAATATCTAAGGCCGTTTCCAATATTATTGGAGCGGCCTTACTATTTCTGCCTTCCTCCTGTAGTGTTTTTGAGTGGTTTTAATGTCGTCATGCGTCAGCAGTGATGCGGCGTGTTTCAGGTCCGTATCACTGGCTGTCTTTGCTCTCAGGTCATGTTCTGCGAATCGTTCTGCAATGATGCCCTTGTCCAGTGCCTTGACCATCTTGCGCTGCCAGATCGCGCTGAACCCGCCCACGGTGTACTTGCCGCCGGTGCGCGTGCTGAACAGATAGATACTGATAACCTTTCTCAGTTTGTTGATCCGGGTAATGGCAGCATCCAGCGCCGGTGTGCGTTCGATGATCATCTTTTTTCCGGTCTTGCTGGTCTGAACGTGGATACCGTCCGGTTTGATCTGATCGCGCTTCATGTTCAGAATGTCGCCTTTGCGCAAGCCGGTCAGATATTTGAATTCCATGTACGCGGTGATTTGTTCCCCGGCAAACTTTCCGAAGGCTTCAAATTCCCAATCCTCAACATAGCGATTGCGCGGTTGTTCTTTATACCGTTTGACTTGCTGGCAGGGATTGGACGTGATCAGGCCCCATTCAATGCAGGATGTGAACACATGCGACAGGGTGCCGACAATCCGGTTCGCCTGGACCTTGCCGTTCTTACTGATAATGTCCCTGAATTTGTAGATTGCCTGCGGTGATATTGCCTGCGGTCTGACCTTGCCCATCGCATCCTTGATGAACTTGCCATGACGCAATTTTTCCTTATACGTCCGTTCGGCATTCTCACACGCTACTTCCCGCATGTAGCGGTCCACCGCATCAGCCAGGGTCCGGCAATGACCGCCCGGGCCGGTGATCTGTGCATACCCATACATTGCGGCTGCGTAGTCCCTGCCCAGGTTATGCCACTTGCCACCAGGATCAGCAAAATAATATGTTCCTGATCGCAGATACATTCGCTGTGGAAGGTGTTTGTCTTTTGTCCGTTTCCTACCCATTTTGCGCCCTCTCATAATCATCGAGTGCCGCCAGTGCTGCGTCCGTTTCAGGCGCTGCCCCCATCAACGCCTCAAATGCTTTACGCAGTACCAGAGGTTCACCCAGGCGAGACACGACAAATTGAATTCCTACATGCCGTAGATGCTTGCACTGTTCAGCGTGGCGCTTGTAGCCCGTCACCCGGCAAACTTCATCAACAGTCAAGAATGTTTCGTGCTCACTCAATTTGCTTCAACTAACTCCCTTTGCCCTTGTGAATAAACATCGCCTTCCTTGCCAATGTTGCTTAAATTCTCCCGCCGCCTGATTTCATTTACATTCAGCCAGCCCCATTCACGCCCGATCTGATACGCCTCGTATCTGTCTTTCTGTGTGCCTCGTAGCAAGCCTTCCGCGTTGTGTTCGATGAAGTGGCTGCGTCTGCCGTCTTGTGTCAGCAGGGAGGCATTCATGGCTTGCTCGACACGCACCAGCCAGGGCCGCAAGGTGTGCATGACCAGGCTGCGGGATTGTTCTGTAATGTTGGAATATGTGGCTCTATCCAGGATGCCGATAGCAGGAGGCGGAATCCGGTAGATTCTTGCCACGTCTTCCAGGGTCAATTTCCTGGACTCGACAAATTGTGCATCCAGCATGGACATACCCATGGCCTGAAATTCCATTCCTTCTTCCAGAATAATCATCCGAAATGCATTGCTTGTGCCACTGTAATTTTCCTCGAAAGTGCTCTGGAGATTGGTGATCTGATCGACAGTCAGCCTCTGCGGATGTTTTAGTGCCCCGCCAATCGTCGCGTTGTTCCGATAGAATGCGGATTCAAAGGATTGTTGCGCCAGTGCCAGTCCCACGGTCTGCCGTGCAATGCTGATCGGACTCAGGCCGGTGTATCCGTCTGTGCTGCGATACCGGACGTGTAATATTTCATCTTGTGTGAACTTCTGCGTCCCTCCGTGTTCCGGTGTAAATTCATACCTGACCCTGCCATTAACCAATCGAACCGGACGCATGTGTGAGGGGTGTAGGGGCAGCAATTCTGTTATCGAACCTCTGCCGTCCAGTTCTTTGAGTGCATAGCCGTTTCCGGTCAGCAAGCACGAAGCAATCAGTTGTTCGCGGAATTCCAGCGAGGTTTGAATCTGATTGGCCTGGTCATGCAGGACCCGGTACAACGGATGCATGTTGTCTACAATTTTGCCGCCGTCCTCAGTTCTGCGGTACGGCGCCAGGGGAAGGCTTGCTACTGTTTCAGCGATCAACTGGACGCAGGCGTGAACCGCAGGAATCCCGGTTGCGGTTTCCGGTGTCACCCATTGCCCGGCAGCGTTCGCCCGGATGCCCAGCTTTTCGCCCAGGTACGGGTCTTTACTGGATACCGTCTGACTCCGGCTTTCCCAAAATTTCCAATTCATAATGTCTCCATGAATCTTTGTGCATTTTTCAATCTGACCGGCACATAAATATGTTGCAGGTGCCGCCGTGCCACGGTGGTGTCCACGTAGGCTGGGTTAGACGTAACCGTGATTTCATGCAAGGTCACATCTAACAGGCTGCGAAGTGGTTTGCCGTTCAACTCTGACCAAAAATCTCCGCCCATAGGAACACTGAAGGCGAAGCTGGCTCCGGTAATGTCCCGGCGCTCTACCAGTGCGCTTAAATCCTTGGCAGTTTGTGTTGGTGGCAAGTCCACTTCAAACCACAATCCACGCTCAGTTTCTTTCAGGCGCAAAGTACCGGAACCCACTCTGCCCAATACGGACTTCTGGTCGTGGTCATACAGCGCCAGAATATTGTCAGCATCAGCCAACGTGCGCGAAAACGCTCCACGCTGTATGCGTTCATGGAATCCGCCCAGATCACGGCTGAGGCAATCGAACACCGCCGCGAAACCCTCTAACCTTCCGGTAGAGGGTGCGCGGAGTTCATGCGTCGGACGTGTTTCGATTGCGCCGTTCATTAGGTCAAATCCATGTCCGTGCTAGCACAGAAGGATTCTGCGTGCCTGACCGCAATGTCACAGTCCTGGAATGCGTTTATTTTCACGCCGCCCCGGCTGTAAACGTCTGAATGATAAGGATTTATTAGCAAATCCACGCCTGACCAGTACCCCACCAACAGGCTTGACCAGTCAGCAAATATCAGCGTGCCGTCCACCAAGGGGCTGGAAGTCGGATCACCCGCGATCTGCGTTGATGTTCGCAGGGCATAACCGGCCAGGCTATCCGGATCGTCCTGGATGAATCGGCTGTCCGTGCTGCCCACTCGAACCGTGCTGCGCATCTTTTTGACGGTGTGCCCGTTACACAACCACCCCATTGATCCGCCGTCTGCATTGTTGCTTTCGATGTTGGCAACGTGATCCAAAATTTTGCTCCAGGTTGGGCTGCCGGCGAAACTCACGCTGCCAATGCCCGAAGTTCCCAAAACACCAATTGGCTGGTTTCCGTTGGGTGATGCTGCGCCGGTGCCGGAAATAGCCGCAAGATCAATTGCGGTTGCCAGGACATTTGCAAGATCATTGCGCACCAGGTTTTCAACGCTTGGAACTGAATTAATCAGCATCCGCCTGCTGTATTCAACTTCAGCACCCACGGTCTTAGGACCCAGTTCAACGGTGTCATACGTCTGATCAGACTCAGTGAGTGCGCCGTGCTCGGCCACCCAATAACCCGTAGCTGATCCGGTAAGCCGTGGAATGTCCTGATTGCCTATTAAGCCATCCAGGATGGTTGCGCCCAGGGCCTGGACCTGAAGCCTTGTCCGGAGCACATCAATGAACAAACCTGCCTGGTGTTGTTCCGGAACCAGGTTGCCGCCGCTGCCACTGGTCAACACGTCTCGACGTTCAATAAAGACATCGTGAGGCACGAGAATGCCTCGCGGTGTTTTGCCTGACCGCCTCGCCAGTTCCTGACTGACTTCACTTTCCCGTCCAGCATCGACGCTGCCCGGTTCCAGGCGTGCGGCAATGGCCTTGGTAATCTGGAAATTCCGGCAGGCTGTTTCGAAAGTGCCATCATTGTTGCGCCTTGGCTGGTTTGGATCAGTTGCCATGCTGCGTTCTGCGTCGGCCATAACTTCTTCCCGTTCCAGTTGTCCTTCCAGGGATTTCAACTGACTTTTGAATCCGTCAAATTGCTTTGACTCTTTGCCGGTCAAATCGCGCTCTTCTGTTTCTGCAAGCGATGTAAGGGTGCGCATTCCCTCGACAATCCCGCTGCGGCGTTCTCTTAGTGCTTGGATACTCATTTCTTACCTCCGTGTCGGAGTAGGGGCTGTCTCTCGACAGTCCCCACTCCCGCCGCTATCTCTCGACAGTGGCAAAAACCCCGTATTAAACGGGAAGATTAAAATTGTGCTGCCTTCCGTGCTGCGTAACATGTAAGTTCAACCCCGGAAGCAATGAGGGGTGAACACCCTGCGCAACGCAACACGGTTAAGGGCCGGCAGCGGAACCCCGAGACTGCGCAGGGCCTGAAGTTCAATGTTTGGCTATTTCTTGTTGTCACCGATTTCCCTTTTCACCAGGTCCAATAGTTCCTGAGCGGCTGCTAGCGCATCGGGGTTGTTGTCACCGATTTCCCTTTTCACCAGGTCCAATAGTTTTTTCCCAATCCGGTTAATCATTCGGTCAATTGGAATTAATATAAAGGGATGGTCTATCTTCGAATTTACAAATTGCTTGTGTTCCCCGTGGGTGACAATATTCACGCCATCTTCAAGGCGACTAACGTAGATACTGCAATCCTCCAGCTCCCGATCCCCAAACATCGGACTTTCCTTGTCAAATCGCGCTCTGACGCGATATACGACTTGCCCCATCACCTCATCAGCATCCGAAGGTGGCAGTCGTGTGTACCGTGTCAGCTCGTGAAGCGCCGCGATCGCGAAAATATCCAGCATGGAATAAAGCCGCCGCCCGCCCCCGGGGGAAAATGTATCGGACAACTGTTTTAGGAAACCACGTTGCTGCCAATTGTGTAAGGTACGATCTGGAATCCCGGTGACGTGCATTACCTCAGAGTGAGTGAAACTTGAGTCGTAAATGCTGATTTCTGTCTTTTTCACGTTTTGTACTCGCTTGAATATGTGTTCATTCTATACTCATGTGACTATGATTTCAATACTCATGTGAACATAAAATAAAATCGAGCAAAAATCCTCCAGACAAACCCGCCAGGATCAGGCAGGATAGAGACAACGGTGTTCCCCTTGCCGTTTGTAAACGCCACCCTAAACCCGCAGTTATTTGCCGAATATTAAAATAGTCCCGATTTCTCCCATCCTTGAACATCAAGTCGTAATAAGCGCAATCAATAATTTTTGTTCTTCCTGAATGATTAAAAATCAGGCAAAGAATAAAGGTAAACGGTATAAAGAGAAATGTCGTTGAGAGAAGGTATGGCGCCACAAAGATTTGACCGTCAAGGTTGACGCCATACCCCAAAACCGTGCAAAAGCACGACCCTCAAAGTGTTACACACTTGAGGAATAAATTCAGCCCTCATCGACCTTGTTGTCGATGCAAAGCTCAGCTCGCCTTTACTCCTGTTGCCGGTGCCAGGCGCAAGTCATCATCTGTTCCGAGTGTGACCGTGGTCATCGGTATTGCACCGGCCAATGTGCCACCGATGCCCGCTCAGACTCCCTGAAACGAGCCAGTGATAAGTATCGCTCAACCAGAGCAGGACGCATCAATAATGCTGCCCGGCAACAGCGTTGCTGGCGCACCAATCGAGTACCGGGCTGTCATGCTTGAGTGAATTGTTCAGGATTGCCGTTTCCAGTGCGTCAACGGCTGGCCCCATATCGCGGTACCCCTGGCCCCAGGGAATCAGGTTTGTTTCCACGCCTTCATCAGCCATCATTTTCAACAGGTCTTCAATGCGCCAGCGATCATAGGCGATTGCCTGAACCTGAAACATCGCGTCTATTTCGGCCAATTTATGGACAATGTAACCCTTGTCTATGGCCCTGCCGGGAGTGGTCAGAATGTGGCCCTGATCCCTCCAGACTGGATAGGGAACCCGGTCCTTGTGTGCCCGATCGTGCAGGCGTTCATCGGGAACCCAGAACCAGCACAAGGTCTGTATTTCATCATTGATGGGGAAAATCAAAACCAACGCTGTGAGGTCCGTTGTCGATGACAAATCCAATCCACCCCAGCATTGACGGCCCCGCAGTGATTCCAGGTCAATGGTCTATTTTCCTGCCAGCCAATCAACACTGTTCAGGAACCGTGATTCAGCGTCCACCAGTTGATTCAAATACAGGTTGCGGAATGCCGCCTCCGATGCCGGAATGCGTTTTGCACGTTCGGCAAAAGTGCGCATTTCCTCCAGGCTGCGGAAATCGGCCAATGCTGGATTACACGCATGCCAGACTTTTTCATCCCAAATATCTGAATCTTCAGGTGCCTGGTAGATAATCGGCACAAAAGTATCATCCTGAACCGTGCCGTCCTGGATCTTCAGCCCGTAATCGTAGACTTCATACATGATGCTGTGCTTGTGCGGACTCATGGTGCTGATAACGATGGTCAACGGCTGCGCCCGCGCCCCGGTGGAGCTGGTCAGCACGTCGAATAAATCCCGGTTAGGTGCCTGCGCTAATTCATCGTAAATAATGCAACTGGCAGAAAATCCATGCTTGGTTCTGCTCTCGCTGGAAATGGCCTGATAAAAACTACCGGAGGCGTGATGCACAATTCTTTTCTGTGAATCCACAATTTTGACGTGTTCCATCAATTCCGGATCATTCCTGACCATTGTCGCCGCTGCATTGAATACCAAACTGGCCTGGTGCCGGTCTGCGGCTGCGGAATAGACTTGCCCGCCTTTTTCGTCGTCACCGAGAAGATGATACAAGGCCAGTGCAGCCGCCAGTTCGGTTTTACCCTGTTTGCGTGGCATGGTGATTAATGCGGTACGCACCACACGCCGCCCGTCATCGTGAACCGGACCATAGATGGATTCGAGAATATTTAGTTGCCAGTCCCGCAAGACAAACGGTGTGCCGGCAGACGGCCCGGACGTGAACGTCAATTGAGAAACAAAATCAATCACGCGCTGAGTGGTCAGCCTGTAATTTTGCTGGCCCATTTGCCTGACTTCGGTTTATCAGAAATCTTGATGCCGGTCCTGTCGCTTGCACTCAACCCCAACTTAGAACCCCACTTCAACATCTGGTCAGCATAGATGCGCTGTGCATTGACGATAGCTGCCACCTTGGTTCCATGTGAACCCTGTTCCACCAGGGAACAAAGTTCTTGAACTTCCTTTGTGGCCTGAACATAGTTGCCGAATGCTTCGCAGTACGCAGCCAATGTATTCTGGTCTGCAAGAGTGAGTAATCCGCAGTTCTCCAGCACAGGTGCCAGGCGTTGCCATTCTGTCTGACCTCGAGCACTGAGCCAGTCCGGACACTTTGCACCCAGTTCAGGCTGTGGTTCAGCCAGGTTCAACGGACGTTTACCGGGATTTCCTTCCAGGATTTTGAGGTTTGTAGGTTTCGGTTTACCGGCCATGTTGGACTCTTTCATGGTGCGAAAAGTAACGTATACAGTAGGCGTCGATGGTAGCGCCACGCTCTCCCATGATGTTCAAACCCGATTCCACGGATGCGCCGGGTCAATCGGTTGTCCTGCATCGTTACATCCTTTCATCGGTTTGTCCGTCTTGCTCAACTGCCGTGCAGTGACGGCAGAGTGACAGGATCGGCACAGACTTCTGAAGTTTTCCGGGTCAAGTGCAGCACCACCCAGGCTGATAGGGATAATGTGGTCAACATCAGTTGCAGGGACGGTGCGTCCTGCGGCTGAGCACAGTCGGCATAGTGGTTCACCTGCCAGTTGTATCCGGCGTGCTTTGTGCCATACAGCAAGGTCATAGAATCTGTTCATTTTTAACTCGCAAAATTGTGTGATAACATTTCCCTGGTCGCTCTGGTTGACATTAAACCGACGCCGTTCTTCTCGATCAGTTGTCGGTCACAATCGGAGCGGCCACTGCCATTCGTCCGTGTGATAACATTTCCCTGGTCGCTCTGATTGATGGGCAGTTTCACTGTTATTCCCCTCCTGTTTGCAGTACCGGAGGCAATTGGAGCGGCCACTTTCATTGGTTTTTGCCTCCCCACGCCATTTTCCGAATGTGATAACATTTACTTGGTCACCCCGGTTGACCCCCCCCAACCTTCACTGTCCCCCAGATGGTGTCGGTAACAATCGGGGTGGCCACTTTCATTCATCATCGATTTTGCCCATCTACAAACTCGTGATAACATGTTCTTGGCCGTTCTGAATGCTTGGATGGACTCATTGAGTTTCCACCCACCCGTTATTACATAGTGGGGGGGGTAATCAGAGCGGCCACTTATTAGCTGCATAACTTGGCCCCAATGTGCTGATTTGGCACTTTGCCCCGCGTGGTGTTTTCAAGTAAATCAAGATCATTTAAACCCCTGCTGTTATCTGATTATGGCTTTGTCACTTTGCGTTTTTTGCGCCGCGCTGGTTTTTCAGCAATCTGAAACATTAATTCTTAATCAAACCTCCCAAAAAATCGCACCAATTTCTAAAAACACTCTTTTTTTTAAACCTCAAATCAATATCAAACTTCAAAACAATCTTTATCTTTTAGACCTGCTCTATGGTGAGACCTTGAGCTGAAGGCATAGGACGTCAGCCCTAGTAAACTTCACTAGAGACTGACCTATACCTTCAGCGTTCTTGATCTGCTCTACGGAGCCGACCCGTCGCCATTGGCCTGCAACATCACAATCATTCCTGCGTTGCAGTTAGCTGCTACTTTTGACGGTGGAATGTCCCGCCAGTGATCACGCTTCAGCCTTTCGGACTGCGCTTGAGCTTCGATCACGCCCCACAGTTACCCTTACTGGCCACACGCTGCCGTCATAAACCGACCATACAGCCAGGGGCTGGAATTCTTTCCAATACCCATTTCCTCAAACCAATAAAATCAAGTGGTTGTGCGCCACGAGGCGCTGTTTTGCTAGCGGCTGAAAGTGCCGCCCAAGAAGTGGTGACCCGCCACACTTGGTATCGAGTCTTGAGCCGGTATGGGTAACCATGCGGGTTAA